TTACTGATTATACTTGACAGTTTTCTACTAGTTATTTTCTCTTTTAATTTATTAGCTTTCCAGATACCTGTAAAAGTATCAATAGCAATTAATACTCCAATCATTAGCAGTATCCCACTTATTGGTAAAAAGAATGCAAAGCATATAGAGATAAGTGTCAATAGTTCTGATTGTATAGATAGTATTAATAAAGATAGTTGTGTTTTCATAAGAGATATAATTTAATTAACTTGTATCCAAAGTATACAAGAAGAATAAAAAATAATATTGCTCCAAGTACAGCAAAGAAATTTACCCACCATGGAATGTATTTAATTTTTTCTGGTTTAAGAGTTTTAGTGACAACTTTAGTATGATAAATATCATTGCCTTTAATTGTTTTATAGATTGTGTGTACTTTAGCTTTTGTATAATACACATTATCTTTAATCTTAGTTTGTACACTAACTAAAGTACCATCTTTATCTCTTAAGTCTTCTCTTAATTTGGATATAACATTACCAAGAGAATCACAATAAAGAGTATCTATTAGTGTTATTGTTTCTCCAGGAATTACAATGGTGGTGTCTTTAATCTGTATTATGGTTACAGTACTATCTTTTTGTACACATAAAGGACAATATTTGTCCAATTTTTTTTGCAAACGCTTACCTGCATCACATGACGCAAATAGAGATGCTAATATCATAAGAAGTACAAAATGCTTTCTCATATGCAGTTAAATGTACTCTCACCTTCCTCAAGTATAAGATACTATAAATATCTTAAAAAACTAAAAATATTTACATATATTTTTATAAATTATTATGATGACTACTTGGCACAATGAATAAATTTTACGATCTTTGTCGCCTTTCCAATTACAATTTATAACATTTTAAAACTTTAATTATGACAGAAACAAAAGCAGATGTTGCTATTGTTCCTTGGGGTCCTGTAGGATATGTTACTTATAAACGTACATACTCTAGACCAACAAAGAATGGTAGAACAGAAGAATGGCATGATACTATTGAAAGAGTAGTAGATGCATGTAGAACTCAACTCAATGTTGGTTTTACAAAAAAAGATGAAGATTCTCTTAGAAGAATCATGATGAATTTAAAGGGTACAGTTGCAGGAAGATTTTTGTGGCAGTTGGGTACAAAGACAGTTGATAAACTAGGTCTACCATCATTGCAAAATTGTGCTTTTGTTGTTTGCGATGAACCTATTAGACCTTTTACATGGGCATTTGAGATGCTAATGTTAGGTTCTGGTGTAGGTTTTAACATACAACGTGAGCATGTTTATCAAATACCTAAAATATTAAAGAAGGTAAAAGTTGAACGCATGGATGTAAATGACGCAGACTTTATTGTACCTGATTCAAGAGAAGGATGGGTTGAGCTTATGAGACGCGTTTTAGAAGCATCATTTGTGACTGGACAAGGATTTACATATGCTTGTCATTTGATACGCTCTAAGGGTTCTCCAATCAAAGGATTTGGTGGTGTAGCATCTGGTCCACAAGATTTAGTGTGGGGAATTGGTGAGATTAACACTATTCTTAACTCAAGATCAGGTAAAAGACTACGTCCAGTTGATTGTCTTGATATAATGAACATTATTGGACGTATTGTAGTTGCAGGTAATGTAAGACGTTCAGCACAAATTGCATTAGGTGATTATGATGATTTTGATTTCTTACGTGCAAAACGCTGGGATCTTGGAGGAATTCCTAACTGGCGTGCAATGAGTAACAATTCAGTTATATGTGATGACATATCAAAGTTGCCAGAAGAATTTTGGGAAGGATACAAAGGTAATGGTGAACCATATGGTTTAATTAATCTTGAAGCATCTCGCAGAATGGGTAGAGTTGGTGAAACACAATATCCTGATCCTGAAGTAATGGGCTTTAATCCATGTGCAGAACAATCATTAGCAAACTTTGAGACATGTTGTTTAGCAGAAATCTATCTTCCAAATATTGAATCATATGATGAGCTACTTGAAGTATCTAGAATACTTTATAGAATTAACAAACACTCATTAGCAATTAAATGTGCAGTAAAGGAAACTGAAGATATTGTACACAAGAACATGAGAATGGGTATTGGTGTTACAGGTTATCTTCAAGCTACAGATGAGCAACGTTCTTGGTTATCAGATTGTTATAATTATTTACGTGCATATGATACAGAATATAGTAAAGGAAAAGGTTTCAATCCATCAATTAAATTGACAACTGTTAAACCATCTGGTACATTAAGTTTGTTAGCTGGTGTTACATCTGGTGCGCATCCAGGATATTCAGAATTTTATATACGTAGAATTAGAATGTCTTCTGATAGTCCAATTGTAAAAGTATGTAGAGCTAATGGATTTCCTGTAGAATTTCAACGCAATTTTGATGGAACAGAAGATCATAGTACTATAATTGTATCATTTCCATGCAAATTTCCAAAGCATACTCTTCTTGCTAACGATATGTCAGCAGTTGATCAGTTGCAAGTAATTAAACGTTTGCAAACTGAATGGTCAGACAATGCAGTATCAGTAACAATTTACTATCGCAAGCATGAACTTGATGAGATTAAACAATGGCTTTCTGAGAACTATGTAAATATGAAATCAGTATCATTCTTACTTCACAATGAACATGGTTTTGATCAAGCACCATTGGAAGAAATCACAGAAGCTAAATATTTAGAGCTTTCTGCATCTGTAACTCCTATATCTTCATTTGATGAAACAATCAATTTGAATGATATGGATATCGCAGATTGCGAAGGAGGAGCATGTCCTGTTAGATAATTACAAAGGGCTGTGTAAAAGCAGCCCTATATTTTTTACATTATGGAAGTTCTATGCATTAATGATGACAAATTACCTCCTGGCGCAGAGCTTAAGGAAGGAAACACTTACTCAGTTATATCTGAGTTTAGTAATAACTTTGACCAAAAAGTCTACATTATCAAAGGTGTGACAAATGAAGGTAGAACAAAATTTGGACTACCTTGGATTGGATACAGAGCAGATAGATTTGTTCCATTAACAGAACAATCAATCTCTGTAAAAAAGAAGAAACAAGAACCAATACTAAATTAACATGAAAGAATTTTTTGATTATTTGGTTAAGCAAAAACTTAGCCCTAATGGTTTTTATGTGTTACATTCTACATTTAATGGTTATACGCACTCAAATTTTATCAATGTACGCAGTGAGCAATATAGACTTGCTCTTTGTGATTACATGAAAGAAATAGAAGGAATTTATGTTCTAACTACTCTTGGTAAAGGTGTATTGCGTAATGGCCAAAAAATATTAGAAAAAGCACCAGCCAAAAAGAAAGTGCCATTTGAAGATTGGGAAGAGAATATTGTAAGATACAATGACTATTTTCCAAAAGGAAAACGTCCTGACTCAACAAATGCATATCGTACAAATCCTAAAGAACTTTATGAGAGATTCATATGGTTCTTTAATGAGTATCCAGATTATACATGGGAACTTGTATTTCAAGCAATTGAGCAATATGCAAATTCTTTTAGAGAATCTAGTGATTACACTTACATGCAAGGTTCTAAATACTTTATTAAAAAAGAAGATAAGAACAGACAAGTTACATCTAGTCTTGGTACTATGTGTTGGAATATAATAGAAGGTAATGATACTGATATTGTAAATGAAGGATTTCATTATTTTGGACCATGAGTTTGGATAATGAATACTCAGAAACTATTATGTGTATGATTCTTGAAGGTTGTACTAAAGTAAAAATACACGAAGTAACTGGTGTTTCTATTTCATATTTAAATAGAAACTATGATGTATACTTTAGACCTAAATGGCAAAAACCAATGGGTCACAAAGATGGACCATATTATGATTCTGAAGAAGAAATGTTTAAAGAATCAGTATACACATATGAAAGTCTTAGTGATTCTGAGAAAGCAATTTATGATGACATGGCAGGTGATAATTAACCTGCCATTTTATTTATCTAGATATTTCTTCCCAGTCTACTGAAACATATGCTCCCAAAGTTCCACCAATTGTATCTATTGCTACTTGAACTACTATTTCAAAAGCTGTCCCCGTAAAACTATCTCTTTCAAGTTGACTAGCAAATAATGCTTCTTTTAATATATTAATACTAGGAGAACCTTGATTAGATGAATTTATATACCCTTGTGCTAATATTCTACCTCCTGAAACAGAAGCTCCCGTAAGATTATATTCAACAGATGAATCAACTCCAGCAGAAACCCATGCACCTCCTGTGATAATAGCCCCATTTACAACTCTCCATGCATAGTTTTTACCATTACCTATCCCTAATAAAGATACTGCTGTAGTTATAACTATAGCATCTAATGCAGTAGCCTTAACCCTAATCCCCACCATTGGATAATACGTTCCAGCTACAGCAAATGTTTTAGGTGTTGTGATAGGTGTTCCAACTGCTTGTTGCGCTCCTCTAAGTTCATAACCACCTTCAGATATTGCACTAGAACAAACTTGCTTTAAAGTACTTGGATTAGCTGTTACTCCTGTATTAGTAATCTCATATCTTAAAGGTAATGAAGCTGTAGTAATATAAGTTGAAGCAATTAAGTTAGCATGATGAAATTTATGGCAAATATAGAATTGACCATTAATTACAAAACCTAATCTAACAGTTCCTTCTCCTAACCATTCAATATCCATGAAGAGTATTTGAGCTTTAGATATATCTAAAGTAATTCCAGATGGACCTGTACCATTCATCTTATCTACATTCCAAGAAGATTGATTAACAGTAGTTTCTGTAACTACTCCAGTAACCAAACTTCTTTCTACAAAACTTAAAGTAGAATTATTAAGTTGTAAGTAAAGTCCATTATCTGTACCAAAATAACCTACTCTTTGTCTAAGGTTAGTTTGAGCAGGAGCCATTACAAATGTGTTCATTACAAGTAAAGACTTACCTGGTTGATATGACATCACTTTAAATGTTTCTCTAAGAACTTGTGAACCACTTGTTGTATTTACATTTAGGTTTACTAGTCCTTCATTTGCACTAAACACAGCTGCTCCTCCACTTGCTGTTGATGTAGCCCATAAACCGTTATCTCTATACCT